ATGCGCCGTGACTGTGGCTGTAGAATGCCCTCATTCTGTCCTTTGTAATACCGGTCAAGTTTTTTCAGCCGTGGCAGCTGATACTCGTGATGGTGAAAAATGAACTTCATAATCCGATCTGGAGTGAGGTTCGTAATGTCTTCCTGATACAATAAATTTGCTTCTTCAAATGAATCCATCATGTCACCCCAATCCTAGATTTTTGATTGTCTGAATTCGTTCTTGGTTGCTCATGTAATGTCCGGCAGTTCTGAACATGAACGGCTCCATCGCATACCGCAATGCGTCAATTGCATGGTTATTAGCATCGACTGGCGTGTTCGTCCAGTTGTCAAACTTGTCTTTTGAATAAACGTACGTGTTGAATTCCTCCAGCAGTCCCTTGACACGGGGATGAACTACAAAATGGTAGGACTGCATGTATTGAATGCCCTGTGAAACACTGTCCTTGCCCTTACCAGCACCAACGATGTTCGGTACACCATATACACCGGATAGCTCGGATATAAGCCTCTGTTCGGCACTGTCAGCCGTTATCTGCAAGCCGTAACCTTTGTGTTGTCCAATGGCCTCAGCAATCTGCTGTGTCAACATTCCCTGTTGGTAGAACTCGTCGTAGATATACACGACACGGTTCTGCTGATCGATTGCCATAAACTCGCCTGCTGTTGGGTCATGTTTGAACCCGAAGTCAAGGCCAACCGCTTTTGGCAGTGCTGCAATATCTTCCATACTGAAGTCACGCTGCTCGAACAGTCCATCAAACACAAGCCCTTCTGCAATGCCCCAGTCTCCGTATACGGCAACACGAGCACGGTTAGGGTTGCGCTTGATCATGTCTTTTAGGCTTGCGATATAGTCATCATCAAGATATGGGTTGTCCTTGTATGTGGTAGTGAACGACGTAGATCGTGGGTTGTTTGTGTCTTCATCGAAGAACTCACGCTTTAGCCAATGCTGATCACTCCACGGGTTGAACGTGATAATCGACTGGTAATAGCCATCAGGATCATTAATCTCACCACGCATAGTTTCTTCAACGGTCTTGAATGCGTCCAGTGATTTCAGCTCATACGCTTCCTCCCACCACGCACGAGCGAGCACACCAGTTGTTGGTTGCAATGAAGTAACTGCCAACGGCTTGTCCATGCCACGAAAAAACACCTTCTGGCCGGTTGGCTTAAAGGTGATCTCTAATGGTGACAATGTGAACTTGAATAGATCGTAAACGCCTAGCCGGGTTGCTGCTTGCTGGATAGTTGAATATGTCGAATCCTTGTTCGTATATGCGTATTGGCGAAGCACAAGCCAATTGACGTAAGGGTGCAAGATTATCTGCATAATCACATCTTCAGCAACAGAGAATGACTTGCGCGACCCACGACTGCCTTTGTACGTCAGGTAGCGTGTTCTGTCATTGTAAAGTGGCGCGTAGGATTTGGGGACGATTGAATTCAAATCAATGTCAATCTGCATTGTCATCGCCTCCGTCTTTATTAATCGGCTTGATGTTGATTGTAATGTTACTACTGTCTTCGCTCGTTTCACGCTTTGCCTGTGCTTCCTTAATTTTAGCTTCAGCGTTGGCTTTTCTGATCTGAGCCATTTCAAGTTCAGGGTTACGTTCAGTAGAACCAAACCCTGTCATACTAAGAATTGTGGTAGTTGCTTGCAACCTAACCATCTCAGACTTAGCTTTAGCCGAGAGAGCACCCAATTGTTTCACAGCATCGGGAACATACTTGTCAAGTACGATGTGGCTGTACTCTTGCTGTGCTTTTGCAAATGTTTCATCTTTTTTCCACTTGACAATAGTAGTTCTGCCACGATGAACTTCTTTTGCGATCTGTTCATCAGTCATATTGCCTTCAAATAGTAGTATGATGGCTTTTTGCTTCAATGCGTCTAATGATTCAAAAGAAGCATATTGTTTGCTTTTGTTCATCACATATCACCACACCTCGCTTTATTTTTCTTCAGCGGAGCGGTTGGGCTCCGCTTGGTTACTTGCTGCTTATGTTTAATTTCCCGGTCGATCTTGGCCAACACGTTACGCTCTTGCCAGCACGAAACCACACCATAGTCTGTAATTATCATGCTGACACTACCTTTCTATGTACACAAAAAGACGCCCATTACTGGACGATCTAAAAAATTAAATTAAGACTCGCGATTGAAACGTTTTTTAAGTTTTTGGTTAACTACGTCCTTAACTAATTTTTCTATAATATCATAATAACACTGATATTCGGCTGTTTGGTTCGGTAATCGTTCGGAAAAAGTTCGATTATTTTTTATAACAATGCAGATCTTCTAGTAAATAAGCATCGGCAAAGCTTAGTAATGCCATTTTTTTATAATAATAATACTGAGTTTTCTCATAACCAATATATTCCCAAACCTGTTCATCGCCATAGTAAACGCTGCTTAAGTATAATAATTCTAATATAGTTTTACTCTTCACATCACAATGATAAATAGCATCCCTTGTTTGCTTAACAATTTGATCAGCAGCCATTCGCCGCATAATAGTTTTCTCAGCTTGATTGTCAAAACTATTACCTTTAGGCATGTCCGAAATTATTGGTGACTTTAAGTCAGCAATACTACGACCGGAAACACGCAGCATTTTGGGGAAATCAGTTTTTAAGAATCGCATTGCCCTGCTGGCAGTTTTATTTTCATCAATTTCAGGAAACAACGCCGCCATATCAATATTTTGTGTCAAATCGCCAGCTCCTTGGTATAATTGATTTATCGGAATAATTATACTAGCGACCAGCAATGGCTGCTTTTTTTAGTGTTGTTGGTGCTTCTGCCATAAAATCACTTCCTAAAAGTTAGCTTTTATCCTCAATTTTGTACGAAAATTCTTTGTCCGACCAATGAATCAATGCATCTAATTGATCAAGTTCACCTCTAATCATTTTTAGCTTATTCTTGATCAAATTGCCTTCTAAATTCTCTGCTGCATAAGTAATGAATTGGTTTTGTGTAAGATCAAGGGCAGCGTATATCACCTGTAATTGAGCCGTTAGATGCTCTAATTTAATCAGCTCTTCATGATCAATTGGGTGCGACCATTTTAATTCTGGTTCGGCTTCGATGAATTTGTCGCGAATTTCATTTTCTGATATCCATATTTCATACTCATTTTTATTTATAACCTTGTAGGGCAGATCATCCGAAGCTACTTCATCAACTTTTGCAATTTCCATGGCGACTAAAACTTTGTCACCAACTTTATATTTAGACATACAATCGCCTCCTAAAAGCTAGTTTTTATTATCAAAACGTTTCATTATCTCAATCGCTTCGGCATCATTTTCTTGTGATGCGGTTACATCTTCTACGCTGATTGCTGGCCCGCAAACTTCGTTGTTGATATTAGTGGCATAGCGATTTAATTGATCAAACTCAGATCTGGTCATTTCTACAATATCATTGACTTTATAAAGTATTCCAGCGGCATCTAACCAGCCTTGGTCATCATCAACTGTTGTGATTCTAGCTTTCACATCAATCACTCCTAAATTAATTTTTAAAAGTGGCATTATCGGAGCCGAACTCGGTCATATTTTCTAATGATTTCTCTCGATAGTAGTTAAATGCCTCAGTTGCCTCTTTTATTGTTACACTCTCTTCATTTTCAAATAATGTCATTAATTTGGTATAAAACACTAAGTTATCCAATACTTCAGCCGCTGATCTTAATTTAAAAATTTCTTCCTTCTTCATATATTTTTCTCCCATCTATTTATTAACATGTGGCAGTGTAAACGGACGTGGCTTCCGCCCTGGTTCAGCCACTTTGGTGGTATCAAAGCCATATTTAGCCAAAACTCGATAAACCGTGTGCCGAGATTGTGTAACGGTAGCTTCAATCTGAGCGATGGTTCGACCTTGCCGCCACCCATTAATAATGCGACGCTCGATTCCTTGAGCATTAGCCGGATCTCGTGCTGCTTTTGCAGCTGTCTCTTTGATCTTTTTGTAACTGACCACAATACGATTAACGCCGAATAGCTTAACAATCGGTGCCGCATCTGCCGCATCCACGATAATACAGGCACTATTTGCATATGCTTTAAATATAGTTCCGTGTAAATTATGGAAAATATTCTTGCCGCTACGATACTCGACCACGGTAACCGTGGAGCCTTCTTTTATCATTGCTGATTTCACTCTCCTAAATTAATTTTTCGTGTCCCACCCGATTGGCTCTAATATAATCGTGTCTGGTGAACCATGATTATCAGCCCAAACACGGTGTTGCTTAGTCGCATAATATTGTGCTGTGCTAAACTTGATCCCCAGTTCCTGAGCCAGTTCGCTAACAGTTCCATCGCAGATATATCGATCGCCGCGATATAGTGCATAGATTCTTTTTTGTCGATTCCCACGTGATGCCATACGATCACCTCTTTTTTACACGATCAGCTTTACAGTTAGCGTCCATCGCTGCCCTTAGCATGACACTTGCTAACTGCTCTTTGCGCCAGTTTACCAGTACTTGTCGCTTGGCTTGATCTTGCTGTATCTGATTAATAATGGTTGCCATATTACGCTACCGCTTTTCTAGCACCCATAAAGCATAGAAACTCTAACGATTCATCGGAGTAAAAGGCATATCCTTCACAGTCATAGGTGTCCTCGGTTACCATAAGCGGATTACCGTTATAATCGCTGATATTCTTGCCGTAATAGCGCTGCGGAAAGTTTTCGGCTTCTAGCTCTTCACGGACAAATCCGTAAGCATCGACTGGATCAAAATATTTATTTTTGTACGTGTAAATTTCACCTTCGTCGTAATATAATGGTTCGCCATTATATGCCATTTCATAGGCACGGTCAGAAAACGTTGCTTCCGCTGCCTCGTCAGAAATTCTTAAATCGTATTTTGATAACATTTTGTTTCCTCCTTAATTATAATTCAATATCTCCGGTATCTGTGGCCGTTACTTAATTAATTTCACAAATTCACTTGTTTCCTCAACACGCCAAACACCTAGCACAATATTCATTATCTAACCTTCCTATCTACCGTTACCAGTGTGTCATTATGGCTACCACCGTGGTTTACTATTAAAATTTCTTCTGTAACAAATCCTCTATTTTTTCCGACCCCGTTTGTATTCCAACCAAACGATATACATCTTCCTCCTACTTTTAGCACACGGGCTATCTGGTCTAAATGACTGCTTCTGAAACGGGCTGATGTATCTAATTGCGTTACCTCTTTTCCAACACCTTTATAACACTCTGATACTTGTCTTGGTGAATATGGTGGGTCATATAGAACAGTATCGACAGTCCCTTCTTTGAATATCTTTAAAAAATCAACTGCATCAAGGTGATAGTCACAATCAATACTTTTGTTTAAGTCATTATTAACTGTGCAAAAGTCCTTTTCTCCATTAGAAAATGGATCTAACACCACACCGTCAAGATTATCTGTATATCGGTGTAAGAGTTTATTTATTGGGTATATCTTGAAGGTTTCCTTGTTTGGCATTGCCCATTCTTGACTTATAATCATTTTTCAATCACCTTGCTCATCGTCTTTCTCCTTTTTGATCTTCACAAACCCCGCAGTTTTCAGAATGTGCGCACGATCGGAATCAGTGATGTACGTTGATTCTCCATGATTCATGCCAGCTTGCCATGATGTATCGCTTTGGTTTGCCTTGAATATGCTCTCAATGAGATCAGGGTTTATCCAGCTACCGTCTTCCAGCTCAACGAATGCCATCGTCAGCCACCTCCATTTTCACGATTTCTCCTGTTCCCTCAACGTGCCAGACACCTAGCAACCAAGCACGGGCAAAAGTATCAGAATGGTAGAATATCCAATCAGCTTCATCATCATCGACTGCGTGAAAATCTGTAGCGGCAATAATCGCTGATCTTAA